CTTTTTTCCGATAAAAACAGGACATGGGGCATCAGATGAATATTTCAAGAATCTAGCTGTTTGGCATGATATAGATATAGTAAAGTCGTGGGTGCTTGGATTTGTAACAGGCAGTATATTGACAGGACTATTAATAATATTATTTTCTTAAAAATAGTTCTTGACATTCTCTCATTTTTATTGTATAGTATATATAGTGAAATAAAAGAGAGATAAATATTGTTATGGACCCGATACTACACACAGTAATTGCATTAGGCTGCATGGGCGGTTGTTATTATGCCGGACATTTTTTTGCAAAAAAGGAGAGCTTTGAACCTATAGTTTCTGGATTGTTAGATAAACTGGAAGCTGATGGTTATATCTATACCACCACCGACAAGGATGGTGATAAGGAACTCATTCCTATTTCAGAGGTAGTTGCTAAAACATTGCGAGATACAATAAAATCAACAAAATGATCTTGACAAATTTGTTATGATATGATACATTGGTGACTATGCACATATTACCAGTATATTTTACAACTACGAATATCCGTAAACGTAAGAAATCTAAGAAGCCTGTATCCTTGATTGAGGCAGAGCATCAACATGCAAAATTTATAGAAAAGATGAAAGTTAAACGGAGTGTAGCACAGTCTGGTAGCGCACCTGCTTTGGGAGCAGGGGGTCAGAGGTTCGAATCCTCTCTCTCCGACCAAATTCCCTTGTCAAATGACATACCAGTAGGCGTTGCACCGAAGAAAGAATTGATTCCACATAATTTTACTATTGCACCGGCATACAATAAGGGGCCGTATCAAGTGATAAGTAAGAGTAACATAAAGGATATTGGAAGATGAAAGTTGATGTTAGAAATAATAATGTCGATCAGGCATTAAGAATTCTAAAGAAGAAATTGCAGTTAGATGGATTATTCAATGAGATGAGAGAACGAGAACATTTTACATCAAGAGGTGAAAAACGTAGAAGAGCAAAAGCTGCTGGTATTCGTAGATGTAAAAAAGAACAGAAAAAACGTCAAGAGGAATTAGGATTTTAATATGGCTCGAAGAAAAAAAATTGCTGTTCAAACTGACAATAGTGATTGGCAGGCTCCTAAGAAACGTAAACCTCGTAAGCCTATGTCGGAAGAACAGCGGGTTGCAGCTGCTGCACGTTTAGAAAAGGCAAGAGAAAAACGTAAAGAGAAAAATCCTGATTATGGACAAAGTGCTCTTCCACTAGTCCTAAAAGATTTACCAGAGAATCATCCAAGACATCCTAAAAAAGTTAAGGAATGGATTAAAACTCAAAAAGACCTTGCAAGTTCAGCACGAAGTTCTGTAAGACAAAAAATAAAAGGAGCAGAAGCACAATTAGCCAGTCATGAAGGATATATAAAAAATATGCAAAGATATCTTCGGGATGGTGATTGGGTTGATGATTTTTATGGTGAGCATCAACAGAATAAAATTCGTCATCGTTGTGTAGCATTAGCATATTATGATGATGGAACACCTAAAAGGAGTGTAGGAGTTTATTATTCAGATTTGGGTTGTGTATATACTCAAGAAATTGTTAAGGAAGAGAAAGGTATTTCTAATGGCGGACCAGAAAAACGGAAACGCAAAGGAAAACGACAACGTAATACAGGGCCCGTGGCCAAAGTCAAAAAGAAAGGTTAAAGTTCTTGATGAGGAGGTTCTTGAATTACGAGAAAATATAGAATTTGCTGAAGAACTTAATCAAAAATTAATTATTCAAATGGTTCAAATGATGGGCGAAAATGGTATTACTGTTGCAGATGAATCTTTTATTCGTGATTTGGGATTAATAATTGAACTAACAAAAGGAAGTATATATAGAAGTATGGGAATTTCCCATCCAACACATGCGTTTTTCGAAGCTCTTGTAGACCTTAATGTTGATGATGATAAAACTATTCATAGTCAGCTTGATTTAGACATGATAGAAAAATTTGTTGAGATGAGTAAATATTATGAGGATGATGATGACCCCGAAATTTCATAACCCATTCAGTCCTATAATTATGGAAACCGAAGCACCAAAGGAGTTTGTTGATAAAATTAATGATACTGCTGATAAGGTGCTTGGAAGTGAAGCTGCAAGTGTGGAATGGGATTGGTCACACATGCTTGTTGGTAAGGTGCATAAAGAAGTACGAATTCCTATAAAGGGTAAAGAAGATAAACAGTTTCTTTTAAATGTGATGAAGTCTGGATGTTTAGAATATCTAAAGGAATCTATAAAACAAGGTAATCATCATACATGGAAGAAACTTGCTGGTGATGCAGTACCAACATTGGATAATATTCATTTGACTCATAGTTGGGTAGTCAGCCAATATGCTGGAGAGTATAATCCTTGGCATCATCATAGTGGTGATTTCTCAGCAGTTGTCTATCTTAAAATGCCACCCAACATGCATAAAGAAATAGAAGAAGATTTTGAAGATCACTATCCAGCAAATGGATTGATTGAATTTATGTTTGGTGAGAACCAAATTTTTAGAAGTGATAATTTAAAGTTTAAACCAGTAGTGGGAAAGATGTTAGTGTTCCCATCATGGTTGAGACATTTTGTATATCCCTTCAAGAGTGAAGGTGAGAGAAGGAGTATGAGCTTTAACGCCCATATGTTTGTGCCAGAATGATACTAGTTGATATGAATCAGATTTCTCTTGCAAGTATGATGATGCACTTGCATATGAATAAATCTAAAGAAATTGATGAGAATATGGTACGACACATGATTCTAAATTCTCTTAGAATGTATCGTACAAAATATTCTTCTGAATTTGGTGAGTTGGTTTTATGTTATGATTCCAAGCATTATTGGAGGCGTGATTATTTTCCAGAATATAAGTCTGGCCGACGAAAGAGTAGAGAAAAATCTGACCTTGATTGGAACGCAATTTTTCTTTGTCTTAATAAAATAAAAGATGAACTTAGAGACAATATGCCATACAAGTTTATAGAAATATATGGCGCAGAAGCTGATGATATTATCGGTGTTCTTTGTTCGGAATATTCAGATGAGATTATGATTATTTCTGGTGATAAAGATTTCATTCAGCTTCAGAAATACCCTAATGTCAAACAATATAGTCCAATAACAAAGAAATCAGTAAATGGTGAAAACCCTGGCGGATATCTCAAAGAACATATCTTTAAGGGTGATACTAGTGATGGGGTGCCTAATGTCCTATCTCCCGACAATACATTTACTGATGGACTACGACAAAAACCATTAGGTAAAAAGAAAATTGCTTCATGGTTGGAACATGATTTTGATGATGTTGCTCCAAATGATGAAGTCAAAAGAAATTATCAAAGAAATCGCAAATTGATTGATTTGACATACACACCAGAAGAACTTTCTTCAGAGATAATTGATACATATAAGGAAGCTCCATATGGTGATCGCAGCAAACTACTAAATTATTTCATACAAAAGAGGTTGAGAAATCTCACTGAATCTATAGGAGAATTTTAAAATGGATTTACTAATTTCAGAAATCTTGGAAAAGGTTTCAAAAGTCAAAACTAAAAAAGAGAAGGTTGCTATTCTAAGAGAGCATGATCATCAATCTATGAGAATGGTTATCAAGTCTTCCTTTGACCCAAATATTGAGTGGGCATTACCAGAAGGTGAAGTTCCTTATACTCGCAATGATGCACCAGCTGGAACAGAGCATTCTTCTCTGTCCTACGAATCTCGCAAGTTGTATCATTTCATTCGTGGTGGTGATAATCAAATTAATCAGAACAAGCGAGAATCAATGTTTGTTCAACTATTAGAAGGTCTTCATGAGAGTGAAGCAGCACTGTTAGTTGCTGCAAAGGATAAGAAGTTGCATCAACTATACAAGGGACTTTCTGCTCCTGTAGTCAAGGAAGCATTTAATTGGAATGATGAGTATATGGTTGATGATCATCATGTTTATCCTCAAACGCCAGGGCCAGCAAACGGATGATAATTGAAGACGATATCAAACTAGATTATTCTGATGTATTGATTCGTCCTAAAAGGTCAACTCTTACATCCAGATTTGATGTTGATCTAGAAAGAACCTATACATTTTATCATAGCGGTAAAGAATGGACTGGCGTTCCTATTATGGCAAGTAATATGGATAACACTGGTACATTTCAAATGCATGAGGCTTTAAGTCAATTTGGTATGGTGACTTGTATTGCTAGACATTATAATACACATGGTAAGTTATGGAATGAAGCGAACCATAAAAATAAACTCTGTGTAATGTCTGGTATATCAAATCCAGAAGTTTTAGAAATTGTGGGAGTTGCAAATACTTTTTCTGATGTTGCATTTGTTGGATTAGATGTTGCCAATGGATATACTATTAATTTTGTTGATATGATAAAACGTCTAAGATTACATCTTCCTCATGCAACCATTATTGCAGGCAATGTAGTTACTGCTGATATGACAGCAGAAGTTATTCTTGCTGGAGCAGATATTGTCAAAGTAGGAATTGGTGGTGGGAGTGTATGCACAACACGAATCAAGACAGGAGTAGGCTATCCACAATTAAGTGCTGTGATTGAGTGTGCTGATGCAGCTCATGGTATTGGCGGCCACATTATTGCAGATGGTGGATGTAATTCTTCAGGCGATATGGTAAAGGCTTTTGCAGCTGGTGCTGACTTTGTTATGATAGGTGGTATGCTTGCTGGTCATGAAGAATGTGATGGTGAGTTGGTGTTTGAGGATGATGTAGAAGAACCAGTTGGTATGGAGTTCTACGGAATGGCATCACAAACCGCAATGGATAGGCATGGCCACCCCAATAGAGAATACAGAGGGGAAGAAGGTAAGACTGTTACCGTTCCTTATCGTGGCCCTGTTGAGCATACCGCTAATGATATTCTAGGCGGTATTCGATCTGCTTGCACATATGTTGGTGCAAAACGATTAAAGGACTTGACAAAATGCACTACATTTGTTAGAGTGAATAATACACATAACAGGATATATGAATAGTGCCACTGACAAGAAAACGAATCATCTATGATCGTTCTGGTGAGAATCCATATATGATTCGCCACCATCTAATTTTCAGAGAAAAATCAGAACATCTAGAGAAGAATGTGAAAGTGCCATTCAACGCATATATTCACAAAATTCTCCTATCTGACGAGCCTATTCTGCATGACCACCCTTGGAATTGGGGCACACTTATCATATCTGGTGGATATTGGGAACATACCCCAAATGGCACCTTTTGGAGAGGCCCTGGGTCATGGAGAACCCAAAAATCTACCGATCTTCACTGGTTAGAACTAAACGAGAACAAACCTTGTTATACTCTGTTTTGGCATGGTGCTAGGAGTCGAACTTGGGGGTTTCAGACTGATGATGGCTGGACAGATTATCGAACTTTTTTACAGAATCGTTTAGAATCAAGGACTTAGGGGTTACGATTTTCCTTGACAAACTCTGTTGAGTATGGTACAATAAGACATAATCAAGAGAGAAGAGAAAAATATGTCTGTTTACGTTAAAGAAAGTGCTAAGGATATGGCAGAAGGCCTGTCCAACATGGAAACTGCCATGATTGCAGATTACAATCATTTTATGTATAATT